AACAAGGCGATTGCATCTACGTCACGGTTGGTGACCATACCTATTACCTTGAGACACACACCCCGCCTAGCGGGGAGCGCGAGTATATCGCCCACCGTTGGTCAACAGACCCCGTTGACCGCGAGGTATATCACGCACAATGGGAAAAGTCGGAGGACTGAACAATTGGCGGATTTTATTACGACCATGATGCCCGTGGTAGATGAGGAGCTATCCGGGTTGTTGGGGCACTCCCGTGTTGGGAAAAACGTGCCGAATTGGCGGCATGATCACGATGTCCCAGCCCAGTTCCGCGCAGTTGTCGATGGGTTCAACAACATACCATCACTACGCGCCATCATCCTATGGCAAGCGCAGGAGATCACTGCCACGCTGGTGGGGTGCCGTGCGTCATCCATGGGGATCCGGGTCGATTATCGCAGCCCGTGCCGCTATCTGATGCTCCTCTCACGCATAAAGGCTATCACGGCGGGGGACTTCAGCCTCCACGCGACCCGGAAAGACATCGTGGGAATGGGGCAATCCTACCTAGGATCGGAAGCAAGTGTTCGACGCCTGATCGTCAGTACAGAAGCCAAAGGGTTGATCACATTGGTATCTCTTCCAGGCCGCAAAGGCAGCATCGTTGTACCGTCTGCCGAATGGATGTACAGGCATTGCTGCAAGCAACTCATCACTATGCTTGCGAGATATGCCCACTACAGATCTCCCATCCAGGGAGATGAGCTTGCCGCTGCTACGTTCCAAAATCGCTGGGTGAGGGTCTTTGGTTTCTCGCAGACTGCACTTGAACTATCTGAGAGATGTTGGGGCGACTTGTCAATTTGAGTCTTTCGAGTACCGGAAAATTGGGGGAAAATAGGGGGAAACACAATCCTGTGTATTAAAGGAGTCGCACATACGCCGTCATCTTGACGGTAAGGGCACAGGATTTTTGCTTTATACCAATGTTCCAATATGTACAAAAGAGAGGTATTGAGTCATGAATTTTCTTTTCCGACTGCCTTTTTTTGGGCTAGTATTCGCGGAATGGGATGCCAAGCAAACCCCGATGGGGTTCTCAATGGAAAGAATTTTAGGTGAGTACATGTTCTTCATGCACAAAATGACAGTCATTGTCACACCGAGAAAGGTTGAGAGAGATGTTGAATCTGAAGCAAAATGCAACCAAGAGAGAGATGGGCGGTGCTTATCGAATCCTGACTGAATTTCGAAAGCTTAATCCCGAAATGCAGGTGAACACGATGCTCGTTTTTTTGGCCGTGGCAAGTAGTCAAGAGCCTGTTGGCCAGTACGATATCTCGCAGGGGCTGGGGCTGACGCAGTCGGTTGTCAGTAGGATCGTCGCTGACCTCTCCGACGTTGATAGGTATCGGAACGAGCTTCAGTCAGGGCGCACCCGGAAGGGGGCTGGCCTAGGCCTCGTGAAGCGGTTCGAAAACCCCAGAGACCGGCGGCTGAAACTAGTGGAAATCACGCCTAGGGGGCGGATGGTAGCGGATTCATTGAAGGGGTAGAAAATGTCGATATATGAAAGATCTAATGGTTACCAAATCAAGATCCAGGTGAAGGGGCGTGTGCACCGTGAGCAGTTTTCTGGCACGAGAGTCGAAGCAGAGGTGCGTGAGGCCTTAATCAAGGCCTCTCTGTCCCAAAGCTTACCGATTCCAGACATTGGTGCTACATCCTCCTCTACGCCTTCCACGACCCTCTCGTTGCGGGAGCTATTAGACCGCACGGAGAAAAAATATTGGCGGAAGGCGAAATCCGGCAAGGAGCTATATCGGAGTGGGGAGGTTGTCGCTGAATTTCTGGGTGCAGATCGCCCAGCCGACACCATCTCTGACGATGACGTAGACGATCTGATCGACCACCTCGACGGCCTGGGGAATAGGGATGGTACCATCAACCGCAAGCTGGCTGCACTCTCCCGGATGATGCGCTTCGCCCACAAGCGAGGCTGGATCAGCCGTGTACCGCTCATAGAGCGGCGCAAGGAGGCTCCAGGGCGCATCAGGTATCTTTCTTATGACGAGGAAGACCAGATTCTCCAGTACTTTCGTGACACTGGTGATAGAGACCTAGAGCATCTCACGATAATCGGACTGGACACCGGGATGCGTGTCAGCGAGATCTTGGAGCAGCCTACCAAGGATATAATTTTTGAGACCAATCAAATATCAATTTGGAAAAACAAAGGGAATCTGCCACGATCTGTACCAATGACTGGCAGGGTACGAAAGGTCATGGAGGACCGAATTAAGAAGGGCGCGGTGCATAGCCTCTTTCGCCTTAAATACAAGGAGGTGCACAAATCCTGGCATAACATGCGAAAAACCGTTGGTCTGAGCGATGACTGGCAGACCACCTTCCATGTGACTAGGCACACTTGCGCTAGTCGCTTGGTGCAACGTGGCGCACCGATTCAGGTTGTTCAAAAATACCTAGGCCATAAGACTTTGATCATGACGCTCCGCTATGCACATCTGTCACCTGTGCAACTCGCAGAAGCAGCATCGCTACTCGAAACGAGACCAGAAATTGTGACTTTTCCTGTGACTTTTCGTGACGTTTCGTGACGTTTCGTGCATTAAAAATGGCAGAAAACTGCCAATAAAAATATATAGAACAGACAATAAATACTAATCCAAATCTATGCAGATCAGCAATGCTATCCTATACGCAGTTCCCTAGCTCTTTAAAACTAAGCAAAATCAAAAACTTATCATTCTCTTATCGGCAACGATTAGCATGGTAATTCTATCTTGTGACGTTTTTTGTGACGGGAATTAGCCGACACCCTATGGAATTCGGTTTCCAATAGCCACTATGAGAGGGCGCATCAAATATGGTCGATGAAGCAGTGCAACGTCAGAAACAATTGGACATCGAAGAGGAGCAAACCCTGATGGGCATAGCCCGGTACCGGGCGCAAGATTCGGAGGCGAGTACGATGGAGCGTTACAGCCTCTCGAAAACCGGGAATAGTTTGGTTGGGTTAGCCATCCAGCCCTTGTCCGACGCCATCGCTGATTTCGCTGGGGATGCAAATTCGGGCAAGGCTGGTCCCCGCTTTTTAGCTGCCCGTCTCCTTGATGAGATCGACCCGGACGTGTCGGCGTACCTCGCCGCCAAAGTGATCATCGACAAAGTGATACGCCCTGCCGCGCTTCAATCAGTCGGCCAGCAGATCGGTAATGTCATCGAAGACGAGATCAGGTTCTCTCGTTTTCATTCGGCTATGCCGGGGTATTGCCGTGTTTTGCTGGAATCACTCAATAAGCGCACCTCAAATTACATACACAAGCGGCGGGTGCTAACGGCGATGATGGACCGATTTGGCGTGGAGTGGAAGCCATGGACAAATCGCGAGAAAGTCCTGCTTGGTGTCAAGATCATCGATCTCTTTCGCACCTCAACCGGCCTGATTGAGGTGGGTGCGAACGGCTCAACGTCTGGGATCGGGCGGCGCGGCGCATGGAGGTCATCAATCAAGACGCTGTATCCGACTGACAAATGTCTCCAGGCAATTGCCAACAAAAACTCACGAGACGAGCTTCTCTCACCCGTCTTGATGCCTATGGTTTGCCCACCGAAGCCCTGGACAAACCCTTTCGACGGAGGCCTCCTCACCAGATCTCCCGCCAACCTCACGCTGATCAAGACCCGAAATAGGAACTACCTGGAGGAGGTGTCGAACTGGGAGATGCCGGAAGTTTACAAGGCAGTCAACACGCTCCAGGAGGTGAGTTGGAGGGTGAATTGGCAAGTGCTGGAGGTCGCGGAGCACTTCCGGGAAAGATCCCTCACGCTGGCTGGGCTGCCAAAACCCTTGGCGTCCGTCGATGACGTAGACCTCCCACCTCGACCACATGACATCGACACCTCCACTTCTGCCCTGAAGGACTGGAAACGATCCGCCGCTATGGCCTATGAGGCCCATCGACGCCGGATCAGCCGCAACATGGCAACAGATCGGACTATCTACATGGCGCAGCGATACCAAGACGAGCCTCTATACTATATTTGGACGCTCGATTTTAGAGGCAGGGCTTACGTCTCGAACAGCCCCGCGCTCGGCCCCCAAGGCGACGATCTCCAAAAAGGCCTGATAGAATTTGGCGATGGTCGTCTCGTTGACAGTGAGGAGGCGATGTGCTGGATCGCGATCCAAGTTGCCAATACCATGGGCAAGGACAAGCTGCCGCTTCAGGGGCGGATCGATTACGCCGTGGAAAATCTAGATCTGTGGAGGCGGATCGCAGGAGATCCCATCAACAACATCGAGTGGTGTGACGGCGACAAACCCTGGCAAGCCTTGGCTGCGATCTTCGATTTCACCGCCGCGATGTCGGCTGCACAGAAAGGCGACGACCACTATTCACACCTCGTGTGTGCGATGGACGGTTCAAACAACGGCCTCCAGCATATGTCTGCTCTAGTCCTCTCAGTAGACACTGGCCGTCTCGTCAATCTGGTGCCCCAGTCCACTCCAGCCGACATCTACGCCGTCGTGGCTGACGCCGTGGTCGAGAAACTCCATGCGGCGGTAGATGAAGACCTGTACGGGCCTCCCAATCAGTACGATCATCGCCGCCTTGCCGCGCAATGGCTGGAATATGGGGTGACTAGATCTACAGTGAAGAGGCCGGTCATGACATATTCGTACAGCGCCACCGTCTACGGGATGACCGACCAAATCCTCAATGACACGATCAACCCTCTTCGATTTGAGCCGGGTGGAGTTAACCCCTTCGACTCCAAGGGGGAGAAGGCAGCGGCGTACCTCGCTACCACCTTGTGGCAGGTGATCGAAGATGTCGTTGGTGCAGCCGCTGATGTCATGTCCTGGTTGAAAAACATGTCCAAGCTGGCGTCACTGTCGGGTCTCCCAGTCCATTGGGTCACACCCGTAGGGTTCCCAGTGCAGCAAGCCTACCCGAACGTCAGAGACCGGCGGGTCGAGACATCAATCGCGGGAAAGAGAATCAAACTCACAGTGCGGGAGGACAACTGGTCGAAAATCGATAGGCGTAAACAACAGGCCGGGATCTCTCCAAACTACGTGCATTCGATGGACGCATCCGCGATGATCAAGACAGTGAATCTCGCCGCTAACCACGGCATCACAGGTTTCGCGATGGTGCATGACTCGTATGGTACCCACGCAGCCGACGCTCCGACGATGGCTAAGTGTCTACGTGAGGCTTTCGTGGAGATGTACGAACAGCCGGTATTGGAGAAATTCGCCGCCGACATCGAAAAGCAAATCGATGAAAAGCATCGTCACAAGATCCCGCCTCGACTTCCAATGGGGAAGCTTGACCTCAAGCAGGTGGTGGATTGTGACTTTTTTTTCGCTTAGGCTTGCAGATCGGTATGGCTTGCCGATTACCCGACACCATAGGATTTCAACCAAAATATTCGACCATGAAAGGAAGCTAGAGGAATGAAATCTCGTATCGATGACAAGCTCTCTATGGCGGCGGTACGGCCCACCGGCAACGCCGCTATGCAGGTCGTAGACAGTCTACAGAGATTCCCGTCTGAGACACGGGCACTGGGGTTGGCTGTGTCTTTCCTTCTGCTCTGCTCCCGCTATCACGTCGATCCCCGGCGCGTCTTAGGCATGGCTTCAAATTTGATGAACCACGACGACGGGACGACGATGCGCCCGGAGTTTCGGGCGGTTCGCAACTACCTGGAGGAGGAGATGGATGATGACTGAGACAGAGGCATCAACCTTATTTCGAGATGCTGAATCGCTGCTCGACCTAATCGATCTCGCAGAGCACCTCTTGGAGGAGGGTGAGCCAATTCCCCTCGACCTCTTAGTACGCCTGGATGCCGAAGGCATCGAACTGAAACACCTCGGAAAGGATAGCTACTGATGCAACGTAAGACATACCTCAACTTCACTACCCCAATTGGTACTTTTATCTACCCCCGACTTGACCAGCCAGAAAGCTACAATAAAGGGGCGCTAAAGTTCAGTACGAAAATCGAGATGCCACGCCTGGAGGCTGACGCCTGGATCAAACGAACCGGCCTCGACAAGATATATGAAAGCTGCGTGGCGAGTGCGAAGAAACGATACGACGAACTGCCCAGAGCTACCCGCGAGTCCAACCCCTTCAAGCCATTCCCGCTCTACAATGTTTGTTTCGATGAAACGACGGAGGAGGAGACCGGTGATGTCAGGTTCAGTTTCGCTTGTCATGCTGGAGGCGTCACGAAAGCCGGGAAAAAATGGGAGAAAAAAATACCGGTATATAACGCCTCGAAAAAGAAGTTGGAGCCGGTGCCCCCAATCGGCAGTGGGACCACCGGGCGCATCGCATTTGAGGTCGATCCGGCTGGTTGGTTCGAGGCAGCGACAGGGTGCGGGATCTCAAAATACCTAAAAGGTGCACAGATAGTGAACCTCGTGGTCTTTGGTGAGCAAAGCGCGGACGACATGGGCTTTGGAGAGGAAGAAGGCGGGTACGACGGAGACGGTAGCGAGTTTGAGAAATCGAAATCCAAGTCCGGTGATGCCTTCGGTTACGAGAGCGAAGGCGAAGAAGCCCCGTTCGATGATGACGATTTCTAATCTAGCCAACGAGGCTCTCAGGTGGTTTGGGACGTTCACGGATTCCGTGACTTCCCTCTCCCTGAAGGGAGAACCCAGCCCACAGCATCGCGGCTTGCCGCTCCGTGGTGGGGGGTTTCTTAGGAACAGAAAATATGACAGCGCAAGGCGGGGGATGGACGCACAACTCGCGCTTATGAAAATTAAGAAATCCGTTAAACCGCTCATCGTCATCGTTGAGAGTATTCGGACCAGACCGAAAAAACCGGCGAGGGAGTACCCCAGGGGGGATGTTGACAACTACTCAAAGGGGCCACTGGACAGCCTAAACAAGATCGCGTGGCAAGATGACGTGCAGATCGTGGGGCTATTTGCGACCAAGCGGTACGCTAAACCCGGCGAGGAACCCGGTGTCAATATCCACTGGTTTGAGGTTGAGGCTTCATCATGATGCCACGCCACCGCACTGATTATATCATTGTCCATTGCAGTGCGGAGCCGCCTAATCGAAAGACGAGGGCTGCTGACATTGATCGCTGGCACCGGAGGCGCGGCTGGCTAGGGATCGGCTACCATTACGTCATACCAACGGATGGCACAATAGAGACAGGCCGCGATGAAGAGGCGTCTGGTGCTCATGTGCGCGGCTACAACAATCGATCCATAGGCATCTGCCTAATCGGGGGCATGTCGAAAGACCTGTCCAAACCGGAGATAAATTTCACACCAGAGCAGATGGAGACGCTGACGGGATTGCTCGAATCCCTCCAATCGAAATATTCCAACGCTGAAATTCTGGGGCACCACGATCTGTACCGGAACAAGGCGTGTCCATCTTTCGACGTATCACATTGGCTCACAACAGGAGAATTAAAGCCATGACACCACAATCAAATAAGGTCTTAACAGCCCTCAAGGGTGGGAGAAGTGTCACTCGTGTCACAGCCATGCACATGGGCGTGATGAATTTAACCGCCCGGATCACTGACCTAAGAAACGCTGGGCATGATGTGATCTGCGAGATGAAGCACGATATCGACGGCAATCGTTACGGTGCCTTCGCTCTCCGGGACGGCGGCGCATGATGTTCGATTTCCTACCCGTCTCATCCCTTACGATTAAAGAGCGCATCTTGATGTGGATTGAGCGGCTTGGTTCAAAGATCCATCAGTGGGCCTGGGACAAGCGATGGGGGAAGAGGTTGCACCACGATAGGCACAGATAGAAGGAGCAGACATGCTGGATGAGAACGAGGTTGTATCCAAGGGACCGTGTCCACACTGCCCATCATCAGATGCATATGTCACGTACACTGATGGCGGCGCGTATTGTTTCTCATGTCGTGCTTTCGATCCGGCTGATACTGCCCCCTCGCCACCCCGGATACAACCTACCCCGCGCTCGAAAGATCTTCTCCAACAGGGGGAGTTCCAGGAGTTGAAGAGGCGGGGGATCAGCGCAGAGACATGCCGCATGTTTGGCTACCACATCTCCGTCGATCATGGGGGGAGCGTGGTCCAGGTAGCTGATTATCCTGACAAAGACGGCAATGTTATCGCTCAAAAGGTGCGCGGCAAGGGGAAGAAGTTTTCCTTCCTTGGTCAGCCCAAGGACGTAGGCCTCTTTGGTCAGCACCTCTGGAACCATGGTAAGAAAATCGTGATTTCAGAGGGTGAAATTGACGCCCTGTCAATCGCGGAAGCCCATGATCGGGCGTGGCCAGTGGTTAGTATCCCAGGTGGATCGGCGGCGGCGAAGAAGCACATTTCAAAGAGCATGGATTACCTGCTGGGCTTCCAGGAAGTTATCTTGATGTTTGATAACGATGTCGCTGGGCAACAAGCTGTCACTGAGTGTGCACCGCTGTTCGACCACGGGCATTGTAAAATAGCCCGGTTACCAGACCTATACAAAGACGCCAATGAGGCGCTCGTCGCTGGTAACATTCGGGCAATCATATCCGCAATTTTCAATGCACGTCCCTATGCCCCCGATGGCATCGTCGCGCTTGCGGATATCGCTGATGACATCTTGAAGCCAATCGAAACTGGTCTGCCATGGGCTTGGAGCACTCTGACGGAACTCACATATGGTCGTCGGTACCGTGAGCTTTATGCGTTAGGTGCTGGTACTGGGGTTGGCAAGACGGACTTCCTCACCCAGCAGATCGCTTTCGATGTCACCCAGCTTGGCCAGCGTGTGGGAGTGATCTACCTCGAACAAAGTAACGCAGAGACCGGGAAGCGGATTGCAGGGAAACACGCCGGGAAGTTGTTCCATGTGCCCGATTCAGGTTGGGAAGAGGGGGAGCTTCACGATGCTGTGCTGGCAATGGGTGATCAAGTTTATCTCTACGACCATTTCGGAGAGACTGATTGGACCGTCATAAAAGCCCGTATTCGATTTATGGCACAGGGTCTCGGCATCCGCATAATCTACCTCGACCACCTCACCGCATTAGCAGACCCGTCTAACGAGCGTGAGAGCCTGGAGACATGCATGAAGGAAATGGCAGGTCTGGCTCATGAGTTAGATCTGATGATCCATTTTGTATCTCACCTATCCACTCCAGAAGGTAAGCCACATGAGGAGGGGGGTCGCGTCATGATCCGTCACTTCAAAGGGTCGCGATCAATCGGCTTCTGGAGCTACTTGATGATTGGGTTAGAGCGGGATCAACAAGCAGAGGGCATGGCGCACCGGACTACCACCACCTTGCGGATACTCAAAGACCGGTTCACTGGCCAATCGACAGGCGCGTGTCTGTGGCTGGGGTATGACGCTGATACCGGGCTGCTGTTCGAGACGACTAAACCAACGGAGGGAGATACTAGCGATGAGGAGTGCCCGTTCTAACCGGCCACGATTAACATCTCGAACGAAGGCGTGGCGGGAGTACGAAAACAAGGCGATTGCATACGCCAACTCCATCAAGGATTGGAACCCAGGACAGAAGAAGAAATACCTGGACAGTACATACCGACGATTTGCTACGGAGCACCCAAATGACTAATAGATTATTGTTCGACACGGAGACTAACGGACTACTCCCTGCGTTAGACACTATCCATTGCGTTGTCGTTAAAGATTTGGGTACAGGTGAAACATCAACCTATTCCGGGCACTCAATTCCCGACGCGCTTTCACGGTTGGAAGATGCAGACGTACTTGTCGGGCACAACATCATCGACTTTGATATCCCCGCTATCAAACAAGTGTACCCAGACTTCTCTCCCAGAGGCATTATTCGAGACACCCTGACAATCTCTCGTGTCGTTTTCGCTGATTTGAGACACTGGGATATGCGGAGTACATCAAAGTACCCAGGCTTCCCGACTAGGCTGATAGGTTCTCATGGCCTAGAGGCGTGGGGGCATCGTCTGGGGTTCAACAAGGGCGATTATTCGAAAGACATGCAAGCGAAGGGGCTTGATCCGTGGGAAAATTTCAACCAGGACATGCTCGACTATTGCATAAATGACGTAGAGCTAAACGCCGGGTTGTTGGGGAGGCTGTTAGAGCGGTGGGGGGCTGACCTCGTGCATAACGAATGTTTCACACTGGAGCATCAAGTGCAGACCATCATCAATCGCCAGCAGAAATTTGGTTTCGCGTTCGATGAAGCCGGGGCTGGTGAATTGTATGGTGCCTTGATGCAGAGGCGGGGGGAACTGGACAAGAAGCTTCAGTCCACGTTTCCCCCTCATGTCATACCAACCAAATCTGTTGACCATTGGATCGATCCAGTAACCAGGAACACCTATCAGCGAAAGTCTGAGATTAAAGGAAAGGGGTCTACCGTAGTTAAGGAACGTGTCGTTGTTGGCGCGTACCGGACTAAGGAGATCCCCTTCAATCCTGGATCGCGACACCAGATAACTGCACGTCTGAAAGAGGCGCACGGCTGGAACCCGAAGCTGTTCACGCCTGATGGTAGTGCGAAGGTGGATGAAGAGGTGTTGTCATCGCTACCATACCCCGAAGCGAAATTACTCTCAGAGCTATTCATGTTGGATAAGCGTATCGCAGATTTAGCGACGGGCAAGAAGGCATGGCTGAAGCACATTGGGAGAGACGGTAGGATCAGAGGCAGGGTGTCAACGAACGGCGCGGTCACTGGCCGGATGACACACCAGATTATAGTCAATGTGCCTTCCTCCCGTGCGCCTTATGGAAGGGAATGCAGGTCACTATTCACAGTGCCCCCCGGTGCCCGACTTGTTGGTGCTGATGCGGAGGGGTTGGAGTTGCGTTGCTTGGCAGGGTTCATGGCGCGTTACGATGGGGGTGCGTACATCACTACTGTGCTGGAGGGTAAGAAGGAAGACGGTACAGACAGCCACTCCACCAACGCCCGTGCGATAGGGTTGGATCCAAAGAAGACCTACCAGATTGGTGGGCAAGATCAAACAGGGAGAGACCTCGTGAAGACGTGGTTCTATGCCTTTATCTATGGGGCCGGTGACCACAAACTGGGTGAAATCCTGGGTGAGGGAAAGGCCGCTGGTAAACGAAGTCGGCAAGCCTTCTCTAAGAATCTACCTGCCTTGGGTACACTAGTATCCACGGTGCGAGAGAAGATCGACAAGCCGGGATTTCTTTTCGGCAAAGATGGACGCCGGATCTACGCACGGTCAAAACACAGTGCCCTAAACACTCTCTTACAAGGGACTGGTGCTGTCTTGATGAAGAAGGCCTTAGTTATTTTAGATCAAGACTTGCAGATCGGTAAGGGTCTCCAACCTGGGATCGACTACGAGTTCGTGGCTAATGTGCATGACGAGTGGCAGATAGAGGTGATGGATGCCAGCAAAGCAGATGATGTTGGGATCGCGGCGTGTGAGGCGATCCGAAAGGCAGGAGAGCACTACGAGTTCGCTTGCCCCCTCTCCGGTAGTTACGAAGTCGGCCAAACTTGGGCAGAGACTCACTGATTTTGAAGTCTCAGCGGCTAATGTGGATACCGTTTGGTCTAAATTCAAACACCCCGGTGTCTACGTAATTTGGCTCCATGAGCGTTGCTTTTACGTAGGCCAGAGTACCACGTCGATGGCCACTCGACTTCGATCACACCTCCGTTCCTACGCAGAGTTAGTCGCCGCACCTGCCACAGATATCAGGCTGGGGGGGTACCCATGTGACTACCCCGAATATGAGGAGATGCGCCTGATGTATCTCCTCCGGCCTCTCAAAAATAAAGAAACAAAAAGGATCGCCACCGCATGACAGGACCAACGCTGCCTATCTCACAGGAGTTACACAAAACGAAATACCGCCAAGATGGTGAGAGCTTCAGGGAGTTCGCTGCCCGTGTCGCAGATGCCCTGGCTGATAGTAGTGACCACTTCGATAAGTTACGAGATGCGATTGAAAGGCAACGGGTGTTGTTTGCGGGGCGGGTTCAAGCCGCTGTAGGTTCAGCTAGGCGGGTCACCCCTTTTAACTGTTTCGTTATGGACTCAATCCCTGACAGCATGGACGGGATCATGAGGGTCGCGGCAGAGGCAGCGGAAACCATGAGGCGTGGAGGTGGGGTTGGTTATGACTTCTCGACCCTGCGCCCCAAGGGCGACATCATCACCACAATGGGTTCCCCATCGTCTGGCCCAGTCAGCTTTATGGCCATCTACGATGCCCTCTGCCGCACTATCATGTCGGCGGGGATGCGCCGTGGCGCGATGATGGGGGTGTTACGTGTCGATCACCCAGACATTGAAGAGTTCATCCGCTGTAAGCAGAGCGGGGATGCACTGAATCAGTTCAATATTTCTATAGGGATCACCGACGATTTCATGAGGGCGGTGCAGTTCGATACAGACTTCGGGCTGGCCTTCGATGGGCGGGTCTACAAAGCGGTACGTGCCCGTGCGCTGTGGGACGAGATCATGCGGTCTAATTGGGATTGGGCTGAACCCGGCGTCTTGTTCATCGATAATATCAATAGGGGGAATAACCTCCGGTACATTGAGACTATCGCCGCCTCGAACCCCTGTGCCGAACAACCGCTGCCACCCTACGGGGCTTGTCTGCTTGGTTCCCTGAACCTTGTCAAATACCTTGAAAAAGGTGACACCTTGATCCCCGTCTTCAATCAAATCAAGTTCATCGCTGACATCCAGGAGATGGTCCGTGCCCTGGACAACGTCATCGATGACGCGATTTACCCACTGCCAGAACAACAGATCGAAGCGTGTAACAAGCGCCGGTTAGGTATTGGCGTGACGGGCACAGCCAACATGATTGAAGCGGTAGGTTTCCCGTATGGATCAACCGGCTACATCCAAATGCAGGAGGTGGTTCTTCGTCTCCTCCGAGACACTGCGTATCGCACATCTGTTGAGTTAGCGAAGGAGAAGGGTGCTTTCCCACTGTACAATGAAAAGTACCTCGACTCCCTGTTTGTTAGGAGCCTCCCGCCCAGCATCATAGATGGTATCAAGGAGCACGGTATCCGCAATAGTCACCTACTTTCCATCGCACCTACAGGGACAATAAGCCTGACAGCGGATAACGTATCATCAGGCATTGAACCAGTATTCGCACTCTCAACCAGCCGTGTCATACAGATGGAAACAGGCCCGGTGACGGAAGTGATAGAGGACTATGGTAAGCGTGTCTTTGGTATTTCTGGGAAAACCGCTGCCAATTGCTCCGTACAAGACCATCTAAGAGTTTTGCTATCAGCCACTAAGTTTGTTGATTCTGCTGTTAGCAAGACTTGCAACGTGGGTGAAGACGTACCATGGGATGAGTTCAAGGATATTTACATGGAGGCGTGGAAAGGGGGTGCCAAGGGATGCACCACGTTCCGTCCAGCCGGTAAGCGGTACGGCATTCTAAACGCCCAGCCACGGTCTGAGGAAAACGAGGGCGCGGCTTGCTATATCGATCCAGCGACAGGGCAGAAAGATTGTGGGTGATCACCCACTGCCGCACATCTTTGCGTTCTCAGTCGTCTTCTCAACTGGATACGTCGAGGTGTATAGCCACGAAGATGAAGATACCCCCATAGGCACCCCAACCTTAATGGAGCTTCACGACATGGAGGTCCGTGCGGGGGATCGCATCTCTTATATCATTCCAATACCCCACCCGAACAATTCGAAAGGAGAGTGTCATGACCACTGACAAGACACTTCTAATCGATGGTGACATCTTCTTGTACCGCGCTGCTCTGGGTACGGAGACCCATTGTAGCTGGGAGGATGGTGAGTACACTATCGATCAGAACCCGGAACATGCTGAAGCCGTGTTCGATGGTATCATCACAAGTTTCACTGAACGGTTCAAAGCACATCCAATCATCTGTCTCACCGACACTTCGAATTGGCGCAAAAAATTAGAACCAAGCTACAAGTCGAATAGAAAAGACCAGCGAAAACCTCCCATGCTACCTGCCCTCAAGGCATACTCTGAAGCAAATTACGATTGTGATAAACGCCCTGGCCTGGAAGCAGATGATGTTATCGGCATCCTCATGACCAGTGACAAGACCATCAAGGGCCGTAAATGCGTTGTCACAATCGATAAGGATCTACTGCAAATCCCTGGAAAGCATTGGAACCCGGACAAACAGAAAATGGTTGTTGTGGAACCTGAAGCTGGGCATCGCTTACACATGCTGCAATCCATCGCTGGAGACCCTGTTGATGGCTACAAGGGTGTCCCAGGAATTGGAATGAAGAGGGCGGCTAAGATCCTTGATGGCAGGGGTGAAGATGTAGGTGAGTGGGAGGCTATCGTCGCCGCCTATGACAAGGCTGGTCTGGATGCGGACCACGCACTCACACAAGCACGGTTGGCTCACATCCTTGATGCTGATCATTATGACGATAGTAAAGAGGAACCTATTTTATGGATGCCAACTACCACTACCTGAGAGACCTCCCTGGAAATAAAAAGAATAACGACACTGTTTACAACCCACATCATTACGCCCAATACGAGATACAGCCCCTGGAATTTATCATGAAAAACAAGCTCTCATTCTGGCTTGGTAACGTGATCAAATATGCGATGAGGGCGGATGAAAAGAATGGGGAGGAAGACCTGGACAAGGCAATCTCTTACTTGCGCCGAAGGAAGGCTGAACTGCGAGGCGAGAGTGTTATTGATGTCCCTTTTCCTTGATAGCAGTTTTCAGCCATTCTGATAATTACCCCCCACCATAGGAGACCTCCTGCTCCAGTTGTCCTCACAAGTGCGATATATTTCGCGCAGTGAGGGCAACGCCTTTTCTTTTCCTGGGGGGTCTAAATAGAGAGGATCTCCCATGTGTATAGGTGGTTCGAATAAAAGTTCACCCGCCCCGCCCCCGCCCCCCGTTGTCCGTCCTCCCGCTCCCCCACGCGAGGAGCCGTTAACGCCTGTGATTGGCGATGACGCTAAGAAACAGGACAAAAGTGTGGTGGCGAAGAAGAAAGGCCGTAACGCTCTGAAGGTCGATCTAGCTGTAGGCGGCGATCCGAAGGCTAACAAGGCCAGCGGATTAGTGGTGCAGTAATGTGCGGTGGTGGTGGAGGTGGCGGCGACGGCGATGCTAACGCCGCTGCTGCGATAGACACGGTTGATCAGACTGAGACTGCACAGGCGCAATCAAACGCGAATAGTGCCGCTGCTGCAAATGCTGCAAATGCTAGCACGACTGCAAATGATGCCGCCAACCCAGATATCGCAGCAGCTACTGCCGCCGCCGCGAACTCTATTGCCAATTCTCAAGCAGCCATTGCGACAGTTGATGCAACGGAGAACCCGGATAGTAACTCCTTCGGCACCGTCAATGGACAGCCAGGGGGGCCAGACAATGGCCAGACGACAGCAGCCGTTTCGAGCAATGCAGCCCAAGGATCTTCCGGCCCCCAAGGTGATATAGGTGGTCCCAGCCAACGAGAGTTGGATGATATGGCCCTTGTAATCCCTTTGGCTGAACCGGAACCGGAACCAGAGGTGGGAGCTTCCCCACTTGGCGGCGCGACAAGACGTGGTCGAGGTAAGATGGTTCGTGATAGTGACCGGTTGTCAGTCAGCGCCGGGAAGCGGGGCAAGAGTAGGCTTGCGGTATGAACAAATCCGAAGAAGGCGTAATAGCCTCTAGATACGCGAAACTAGAGAACAATCGACGGCCATTCCTGGATCGTGCAAGAGAAGCATCGAAGCTGACGATCCCAGGTCTGTTGCCGCCCGAAGGGCATGACAAAACACAATCGTTCTCTACACCATGGCAGAGTGTGGGTGCCCGTGGCGTAAACAATCTAGCTGCCAAGATGCTCCTCGCAGCGTTCCCTGCGAACATCCCCTTCTTCCGATTTCAGATCGATGACTTCACGCTGGAAGAATTGACCCAGCAAGAGGGCATGAGGGCGGAAGTTGAGAAGGGTTTGGGCAAAATAGAACGTGCCTTGCAAACAGAATTTAATGATGCTGAATCCGGCTATCGGGTTGATTTAGTGGAGTCGTTAAAGCATCTAATTGTTGCAGGTAATGTCCTGCTCTTCATGCCTACTAAAGGCACCAATATCAGAGTGTTCCACCTGGATCGTTTTGTCGCCCGTAGAGATGCAGAAGGTAACCTCCTAGAGGTCATCACTGTGGAGTACCTGGATAGGAAAACTCTCCCAGGTGAAATAGCTGATCAACTGTCTGAAGACATCGAAGAGCACACGGGCGTTGATAAGGATCTGCCTCTGTACACTAGAACTTATTTATCCGATGAGGGTAAGTGGGAGATGGAGCAGGAGGTTACGGGACTTGTCGTAAATACCGGGTCATATAAGAGGGACCGGTGCCCCTTCATGGCATTGCGTTGGTCAGCGATCTCTAATGAGGATTATGGTAGGGGATATGTAGAAGAGTACTACGGTGATCTCCAATCGTTGGAGGGCCTATCCCAGACCATTGTGGAAGGTGCTGCAATTGCCGCTAAAGTGGTTATTGGTAAAAGACCAAACAGTAAGACCAAGATCAAGGACTTCGCGAAAGCGGAGAACGGGGCCATAATCACTGGTGACCTTGAAAATGACTTGACCACATGGCAAGCAGATAAGGGCATTGATATACGTGTCGCTCAAACCCAAGCAGTTGGCATTGAGCAGCGCCTTAACCTTGCCTTCCTTCTATCCACGCAAGCGGTGCGGGACGCAGAACGTGTAACGGCTGAAGAGATCCGTTTTATCGCTTCTGAATTGGAGGATAGTCTTGGTGGTGTGTACTCCTTGCTGTCACAAGAATTACAGCTACCATTTATCAAGCGCCTTCAATGGCGGCTGGAGGGGAAGGGACGCATCCCGAAACTGCCCAAAGATGACATCAAGCCTATCATAGTGACAGGCGTTGAAGCGTTAGGGCGTGGGCAGGACATCACCAACCTCCGCTCCGCACTAGAAGATCTAGCAATTTTACAAAACCTACCACCTGAGATCGGCCAGCGAGTTAATCTAGGTGACCTAGCCACACGTATATTCACGGCTAGAGGAGTTGATACTGAGGGCCTATTTAAGTCCGATGAGGAAATCCAGGCTGAACAGCAACAGGCTCAAATGATGCAAATGGTGCAGGAACTTGGGCCAAACGCTGTGAACCAAGCTGGTCAAATGATGCAACAACAACAGGAGATTTCAAATAATGGGGAAAGCCAAGCCGCTTGAACTAAAGACGCCTACCGCTACACCAGATGACATGGTGGAGATGAAGAAGCGTATGGAGGCCCTAGAAGCTGAAAATAAGATGCATCGCGACCTCCAGGCTCAACAAGAGGCGAACAAAGACATTGTAGGTGCTCGACAAGAACCCGCTGGTGCAGAGGGTGGGGATGTAAACGACAACCGCATCTTGCCAAATGTACGTTCTACTAATTTGAAAGTGACTATGAAGAATGACCGTGGTGACATCTTGATTAATCGGGGTGAAGGCACAACGGTGAGGCGGTTCTAATGGAGATCGAAGTTAACACTGAGAACCTTGAGGCCGGTGGTAACGCACCTACCTCTACTGACAACGCGCCCACAGAGGGCCGTCCAGGTTGGCTCCCGGAGCAATTCCAAACCGGGGAAGATATGTTAGCCTCCTACCAATCTCTCCAGGCTGAGTACACTAAGCTAAAACAGGGACCACAGGAGGGTGCCCCTGCCGGGGAGCAGTCGGATGCTGCTACAACCCCACCACCACCTAGTGGCAATCCCATCCAGGATGCCACGAACGAGTGGGAAGCTACCGGCGTGTTAGCGGATACTACTTACAGTAAACTTGAAGCAGTAGGTATAGACCGCGCCATGGTTGACCAATACATCAATGGTCAAACCGCGACAGCGACTGCTGCAACCAATCGCATGATGGATGTTGTGGGAGGTGCCGCTGCGTACACTGAGATGGGCAACTGGATGAGGTCTAACCTCAGTGTCGATGAAGTCGAAAGTTATAATGATGTTGTGCAGGGGGATAACCCGGCAGCTACTGAGTTTGCGATACGAGCAATGAGCGCCCGTATGAGGGGCGATGCGGAACCTGGGTTAATCCAGGGTAATAAGACGGGTAGTCGTGCCGCTGGGGATGTATTTCGATCCCAAAATGAAGTGGTGGCTGCTATGCGTGATAAGCGGTATCGGGAAGATCCGGCCTATCAACAGGACGTGCAGTCAAAACTGGCACGTTCAAATCTATTCGGATAGTGAATAGGTTATTGGGAGGGTGAATGAAGTAGCCCTCCCATTTTTTTATTAGTCCATTTTACCGGACAAATTTCCAAACCATACGCCAACGAGAACTCCGATAATCCAAGGTCGAGGCCAGAGGGACCGGAACAATCAAGTGATACGTGCGGTTGGAGTCGTTTTCCTTCAACAGCAAAGGGCCAATATTTATGGCTGATATGACAAACATTAGGGTAGGCCAAGCCAATGGTGCTGGTAATGCCCTAGCCAACTTCCTTGAAGTGTATGGCGGTGAAGTGCTTACTGCGTTTGCACAGAAAACCATCACCAAGGGGCGGCATATTGAGCGCACAATCCAACACGGCAAGTCAGCGCAATTCCCTGCCACTTGGCGTGTAAGTGCGGCCTATCACGTTCCCGGTGAAGAGATCACTGGACAAGCCAGCAACGCGAACGAGCGTACCATCTCAATCGACAGTAAGTTGATCTCTGATGTGTTTATTCCAGACATTGATGAGGCAATCTCTCACTTCGATTATCGTTCGATCTATAGCTTCGAAGCGGGTGAAGCTCTCGCAACCACGTTCGACAAGAACGTGCTGCGAATGGCTATCCTTGCTGCGTCTACGTCTACCCCAACTGTGACCGGCGCTCCTGCTGGTACGGACCTTGTCAATGCGTCTTACCGCACTGATTCCGATATCCTTGCGGGTGGGCTTTTCGACGTTGCTGAGACCATGGATGGTGATGATATTCCTGGTGAAGATCGATATTGCGCGATGCTCCCTGCTCAGTACTACTTGCTGGCGCAGAACACCAAGTTCATTGACCGTGATTGGACCTCCAACAATGGTGATCTGGCGAAAGCTCAAATCGCCAAGGTCGCAGACATTGAGTTGCTTAAAACCAACCTTCTGCCCCAGGACGACTACGCTGGCGTCAGTGGTGAGGTGAACACCTACACTTACGACAACACCGACGTAGCCGTAGCCTGTTGGCAAAAGAAGGCAGTTGGTACGGTGAAGCTGCGTGATCTGAAGATCGGCAGTGATCCGTATATGGAGCGTTGGCAGGGCACCTTGACTGTCGCCAAGTACTTGCTTGGTCACGGCATCCTCCGTCCTGAGTGCGCCACTACCTTGAGCGTAGCCTAGAGCTAAAACTCAGGTAGCAGTAGCAGTACCGCTCCAACTAAATGGGAGACCCATGTTCTTCATTGAGCACTGGGTCTCCCATTTTTTTCTTTTGAAGAGGAGACAACCATCATGGTTGCAAAAACTTACACAGCCCTCGCGACCTTGACGGTCAAGAAGGGGGCTTCCACCGCAAGTTTGTCGTTCGCCAGATACGAGGACGGTTCGATGACGTTCGATGACGAGAACGGTAATGAAGTGCGGGTTCAAGCGTCAAACCAAGATGCCAGGAAGATCTGGGACGCCATCAACGCACTGGTATAATCTAAAGGGTACCCCCGATGACATCATTAACGACGGAACTGGAGGCGGTTAACTTCCTCCTCAAGACGATTGGAGAAAGTCCTGTCAATGATCTGGACAACCCCCAACTTTCCGATGCGATGAGCGCGAAAACAACGCTACGACAGGTGTCGAAGCGGGAGCAGTCGCGGGGGTACCATTTCAACACAGATGAGAAATACCAGTTACTCCCTAATGTTGACGGCGAGTTTACCGTACCAACAGACGCTTTACGTATTGACCCGACGCACACATCAATCTCAATAGACGCTGTGCAGCGTGGAACGAAGATGTGGGACCGGAAGAACCATACCTTCGTCTTCACACAGTCAAGTATGTACTGCGATATAGTGCGCCACTACTCCTGGGATGAGCTACCAGAGCCGGTACGGCAGTACTTCATATACCAATCAGCCGTGGAGTTCTACCACGAAACTTTCCAGACTGATCCAGACGAGGCGATCATCAAGGGACTTGGAGATTCCCAAGCATCCTTTGAAGATTTTATTTCAGCGACATCAGACTACAATGCTTTGTACTCCAACCTGACTACCTTCAATACGCTAAAGCGTAAGATCAATGGTGGCTGGTGATGGCGACTCCGATAAGTCGGAGCTTACCCAATCTAACGAACGGGATCAGCCAGCAACCTGCAACCCTTAGATTAGCATCTCAATGCGAGACGCAAATCAATGGATTATCATCTTTAGTAGATGGGTTGTCGAAGAGGCCTCCAACCGAACACGTATCAAGATTGTCTACCTCCGATTTCTCAGGAGCATACGTCCATTTCATTAACCGGGATTCAAGTGAACGGTATGCTGTGGTTGTTTTGAATGGGGATCTCAAGGTCTACAACCTCACATCAGGCGTCACATGCACAGTTACATACCCAGACGGTAAGGGGTACCTGCCCACCTCCTCTGAGGTATCCCGTATGAGAGCCGTGTCAATCGCGGACTACACGATACTAGTGAACCGGGATAAGACCACTGCAAAATCTGGGGCAGCGTCCGCAGACCGTGATCCAGATGCGATGATACACGTCAGCAAGGGGGCTTACGGTGCTTACTACCAGATCAAACTGGACGGGACGGAGGAAGCATCATTCACGACTAGTACTACTGATGCGACAGACATCCAGACCACGAACATCGCGTCAGAGCTTTATGATGATTTAGTAGCGGGAGCTACTGGGTATTCCGTGGCCCTGAACGGTAATGTTATTTACATAAAGAAGACGGATGGGTCTGACTTCGATATCGAAGCCTACGATAGTGAAGGTTCAAGTGGGATGATCCTGTTGAAGGGTAAAACCCAACAATTCAAGGATCTGCCTAAGAGAGGGTATGATGGGTTCACCATTGAGATCGCTGGTACAGAAGACAACAGCTATGATAATTGGTGGGTCAAATATATCGATGACACTAATGCATCTGGTGGGCACTGGGAAGAAACCGTTAAGCCAGGGCTAGATGATAATTTCGATGTCAGTGAGATGCCGCATCAATTGGTACGGACAGCACTGGATACCTTTGTATTTGAAGAGATCTCTTGGGATGGTAGAGGTGCTGGGGATGATGTATCCGCTGCTGACCCAAGCTTCATTGGTGAAAAACTAAACGGTGTATTTTTCTACAGGAATCGCCTTGGGTTCCTTGCTGATGAAAACGTCATTATGTCGCGCACTGCTGACTTCTTCAATTTCTGGCCAGAGACCGTCACTACGGTGCTGGATACAGACCCGATAGATATTGCGTCAACCCACCAACAGGTTTCTATCCTGCATCACGCAGTCCCAATGAATGAGCAGATGATCCTCACCTCCCATGGGGTTCAGTTCTCGCTATCCACGGACGGTGAGGTGCTTACGCCGAATACGGTGCAGATGAAGCCATCGACTGAGTTCTCAATGAACCCCGATATCGCGCCCATCACAAGTGGGCATGACATGTACTTCGTGACAAAGGCCGGGGATTGGGCCGGACTTCGGGAGTATTTCGCACAACAGGACAACACTGGGCTGAAAGACGCCTCACTGGTTACCGCTCATGTACCAAGCATGATCCCTTCTGATAGTGTGCGTATGATCGTTGGTTCATCCGACGTTAATAGTATCTTAGTAGTTGGGGATGGTACTTACGATAACCGTGTATGGGTTTACCGCTACCATTGGGCCGGTGATGATAAATTGCAATCGTCATGGTCTTATTGGGAGTTTGATGATGGCGATGAAATTCTAGGTATCGATATCATCGACGGCATAATGTACATGGTAGTGAACCGTACCGGTGGGATGTTTCTAGACAAACTCGACTTCTCATCCCAACGCACGGAAAACGACCTAGAGTATCTAGTCCACCTTGATCGCAAACAGTCCATCACAGGTGTTTATGACAGCACCAATCACTGGACAACTTGGACGCTTCCATACACCCATACGGAACCTAGCGAATCAAACTACCGTATCGTCACTGGAGGTGGTGTCGGGTTCGACGGTAACCAGGGTGAGATCCTCCCAATACCCACGCGCCCGTCTAGCACAACCTTGCGTGTTACCGGGGACTATTCTGCCGACGATTGCTACATAGGGGCAGTGTTCACGTTCACATATGGCATGTCTGAGCAGATCATGAAGTCATCAGGGTTTGGTGGGGGGGACAGTGCGCGAACAGATGGGCGGCTTCAGCTTAATCGGTGGCGCATTCTCTACGCTAATACCGGGTATTTCAAAGTCGAGGTAACGCCTAAATACCGGGACACTTTCGAATACAAATTCACAGGAAGAATATTGGGAGAAGGGACAAACCCGGTTGGTAGCGCCCCTATCAGCGACGGCATGTTTACCTTCCCGGTCAAAGCAGGAGCGCACCAAGTGGATGTCACTATTTCCAGCGACAGCCATTTACCTTGTTCTCTTCAAAGCGCCGAATGGGAAGGAATATTCATCGCCAAAACGAAGAGGGTTTAACAATGTTAACAGGGTACAGGCCAGCGTGTCTCTTAGACCTAGACATTGTTGAAGAAGGTTTACGTCACGAAGACCGTGTTGAAGCGGAAGCTCAGACCGGTAGGTCTGCCGCCCAGGCTTTAGCTCAGTCATTTGCGTACAGCGCGGAGTGTAACACCATTGTTGATGAGGGTCTGGTGGTTGGCGTTTGCGGCGTAAGCTTCACTCAGAACAAGGATGTCGGCATACCGTGGATGCTAGTGACTGACGACTTTGATAAGTCGATGGAGACAAAGGCTGCTTTATTCTTGCGTGAGAGTAGGCGAATGGTGGCGAGGTGGCAGACTAAGTATCTGCGTTTGCACAACCATGTCCATGTCAAGAATGCAAAGGCCATACGATGGCTGGGATTCCTTGGTTTCACGATTAATAAAACTGTCCCCTCTTTGATAAATGGGGAGCTTTTTTACCCATTTTATAAGGAGGCATACTGATGTGTAGTATTGCTGCTGCTGGTCTTGCCGTATCTGCCATTTCCACTGTCAGTGACTATATGGGTCAGCAGGATGCAGCGGACCAACAGGAACGCCAGAACGCTATTAACGCACAAAATGCTCAGGCCTCATTCCAGATCGAATCCAATGCACTCGCTGATCAAGAAAATCAGGTGAAAGCACAAGCTTCTGGGGATGCTTTTGATCTTAACTTAGATTCCTTACGGGCAGCTTCAGCGGCTAAAGCATCTGCTGCTGATGCTGGTGTGTCCGGTCTCTCCGTTGATCGTCTGATAGCGGATGTGTACGCAGAAGAAGGCCGTGCAGAAGAGCGTATCCGTATTAACAGGGATAACAGGTTGGAACAGATAGCCAATGAACGCGCTGGCGCTGGCGCTAGAAGGACATCTCGTTCACAAGGAGTTCCTGTAACACAGCCCAGCTTGCTTGGTGCAGGGGCTGGAATAGCTGGAGCAGCTATCGATTATGCCAAGCCTCGCAGAAAGGGTTCATAGATGGCGCGTAAGCAAGTCAATTTCCGCCCTAGTTCGCGACAATCCTTAGCTGTTGTAGCGTCTCCGGTAGACACCTTTGTCCAAGCCCCTCCTGTACAACGTCCTAGTGAAACAAGGGCTGGTCGCCTCGCCACCGCATTATCCGGGGTTGCACCCGCATTGTCGCGGTACCAAGCCGCGCAGGAAGCTGAAGAGGTAAGAAAAGAAGCCAAGCAGAAGTCAGAAGCAACAGACATCGCAAAGGGCACTCTGCATGGTCTGACACTCGCTGAACAGCAAGCCATGGTGGAAGACCCCAACCACCCTATGCGTCAACGCCATAACAACTTCACTCTCGCGGCGTTGGACAAGCTGGTTGGTATGAATAAGGCATATGCGGCAGGAAGTGAAATGCAGTCCGCTTATGACCGTGGCGAGTTTGCCAAATCAGGACAGGGTTTTGGTGAGTGGTTGGACACCTTCACACCTAATGCTGAAGGCATGTCCCCCCACTACAAGTCAGGCTCCTATGACGTGTGGAACCGTCTCAAGCTGGACGCTATTAAGCTCAATACTCAAAATTCTGACAATCAGTTTAGAGAAAAGTCCAAAACAGAAACTTCTGAAACTATGTCCCACATGGTGGATGAGGCACTTCTCCGGGGGGCGGCTAGGGGGGATGATCCAAGCGAAACCGCTGCGAACGTCAATTACTTGGTCAGGGGGTTCTATAAAACCAATAAGGAAACATTTGGCCTCGACCACGCCGAAACAGACCTCATGGTCATTAACTTGGCAAAGCGGCTCTCAGAGCAACCTGGAGGCTACGAGGAAGTTGTTAAACACCTACTAACAACTAAACGGGCGGATGGCACTCCCGCACTCATTAGCAACCCCAAACATGCAGATAGTGTAGCTAGTATCGTCTCAGCGGCAGAGAGCGCGAATGAGAAGATAGCGGAGGAGGGTGCCACACAGGCGAGGGTATTATTCCGTGATACTGCCTCCTCTGGTAACCTGGATGTTCAAAAACTGGATCTCTTCAGGGCACAAAACCCTGATGCCATCTCTCAGAATATGTATGAGCAGCTACAGGTAACCAATAGAGCCGCGATTAGAGCCAATACGAAAGCCAAGCTCACCGCACATCGCGAAGTGCTGATTAAGGTCTGGCACAAGGAACAGGCGAGTAATGATGCCAATCAAATCCGTAGTGGAGGGGCCAGCAGGGTAATCCGTCCCCTCTCTAAACCTATTGGTGCCAAGGGTAAGGTAGCCACCCTCTCCAAGAAGGACAGGCAAGGCAATGCGGTTGATGTCATCGTCAATCAGGAAAAAGAGAAGAACCCTGATAACCCCCAAGCACAGATCCAGGGCATCTACAAAGCACTGGAAGGTTCTGGCCTCACGGTACCTGAATGGGAAAGTGTGTTGCGTAATGGAGCCAGCATCTCTGTGGATGTCCTCCAGAAGGTAGCAGCGGGGCAGGGTGAATTAACGGAAGACCAACTTGCTGGCTACGCGCTCTTCAAGATTCTACGTGCGATGCCTGATCAAGGTAGGACACTCAGGGAGCATATGAAGGGTTCCGGTGAGGCGTATGCATACCAAGAGATGGTGTGGAACTTGGAGAACCGGCTGGGGCAGAAGACCCCCGACGCGATGCTCAATGCCTCTCTCGCTATCCAATATTATGGCAGTGGTGATGAGCGTCTAGCTAGACCCTCGTTCCAGATATTCCAGCAAGCAGTGAAGAAATCTCTTAGCTCTGGAAGCTGGTTTGGTGGTAACGCGAAGAACGCCAATGATATGGCGAGGGAAGTTTCTGAGATCGCGGAACTCTATTTCCTCGCTGGTGGCGTTGGGCCAGAGGAAGCCGTGAAGTTGGCGAAGGATCGTATTAACAACACCTTCGTGACTTCCAACGGCTACAAGGTATCCCTCCAGGCCAACGCTCGTTTCCCAAATTTTGAAGAAACATCAGAGGTACTCCTGTCAGCATGGTGGGAACGTCAGGGCCAACATTTGGGTATCGATCCTGATAGCTTGTTCATGCGTCCCTCCAACTCTGACAGCAACCGCTGGCTCATAGCTTCCCATGATTTGGGGGGTATGGCGGTGGATGCTTCCCAGGTGTTCGATAGTGCGGACTTTGAGGAGGTTAACGAGCTACGCGATGACATGAAACAGGAGCAAAAGCTTAGAGACGCACAACAGGCGCAAGCTGAGAGACAAGCAAATTATGCTTTATCCCCTAAGACTGCTGCTGAACACAATCTACGTGCCCGTCAGGTGCAGGGGGCGTTTTTCAGTGCGCTCATCTCCCGCAACAATTCTGAACGTGAAAAACGCGAGGGTAAGGTAGCGAATTGGAGGAACACATTCACTAACAGTGCAAGAGGAGATGAGCGCCCCGTCGAGCCATACACCCCACCGGTTTTATCAGACATCGAAAAACAGAGACGTGCGCGTCTAGCGGCATCCGTCGCGGAAGCTGCGAAAGCTGGGAGGCTCTTACCTCCTCTGGACACGCCAGAGAAACCCAAAGAAGCCGTAATACAAAGTGTGGGGCAAAGCGACCAGTTGGCTGGGCAAGCACTGGATGCCAAGCGGCAGCACCAAGTAATCGAAGCCAACACCAAGTTCATCAAAAACATGAATAATGAACGGAAGAAACTGGATGGGGGTATTCGTAAGTTACTCACGCCAGTGGCACCCCCAAAAGTGGGGGCGTTGTCTCCTGTTCCAAATCTAACAATGCCTGGAGTCTCTAACCTTGCCATAGTCCTCCCTCCAAAGGTAGCGCGTGTTAAGGTCAAGCTCCCGAAGCGCCCAGCCCTGGCACCTCCTTCCCCCTTGAAAGATAATGTTAAGCCCAATCTTCAAATGGTCCAGAACGACCTGAATGCGCTTCTTGAACTTAGAAACGTCTATGTTTCTAAAACCTCTACGCAACCTGGGCCTAGTGAGGGGAAAACTTTCCAGGCACACACAGATGTATACAAGGAACTCCTTAATGACATCATCTCACGTTATGGGTCAGCAAAAGCATTTGCGGATGCAGTAGAACAATTGAGGAAGCATGGTTGATTCATCGACTGCTCTCCCCCTTCGTACACCCACGGAGGAGGATCGTCTTGCTGAAGAAGCGAAATATAATCGCTCAATGGATTGGCAGGACGTAAAAGATGCAGTTGAGAACGAGTGGATCGGTTCGTGGACGTTGAAAGCCTTGAACCGTCAAGAACTAGATTTCGATCCTGATTTCCAATGGGATGACAATACCTGGGATCAGATGTCCCATATGCCTGATGGCACCCCTCTGCCTGATCTCTACCAGGATGAGTTGCTTGAAGCCCACTCCATGGGCCATGCGAAAAGTATCCATAAACGTATGGTAGAGGAATACGGGCAAAACAAACGGCTAGAGGAATTGGGATGGTCTGGCACTGCGTTGCGGATTGGCGCAGCGATTGGTGATCCGATGATGTTAGGGATGGAAGTCGCAACATTAGGTGCCGCTACCCCCCTTATCGTCGCTGGCAAGGGAGGCCGGATAGCCCGTGCATTGAAGATGGGACTTGCCGCTACCCCAACTATAGGAGGGGGTGAAGCGTTCATGGCAAGTCAATCCGCCGATAAGACGTGGAAAGATGCCATGTTCGCATCAGCAGCCGCCTTCACATTGGGTGGTGCAGCGGGTGCGTTATCCAGGGGGGCATTAAGAGCCTCCGATGGCGCTGCGCTCCAGCGTGGTGGTCAGAGCATCATGGATAAGATTACTGTCGATGAAGCTGTTGAGGCTGGCGCTGGGATCACACCACGAGGGCAAGCGGCGTCTGACGGTATCCTACCAGACCTCGCAGATGACAGTGTAGGTGCTGCCCGTGCCCACGAAAGTGGCACGATCCGGCATATGTCAGCAGATGAGGAGGATGTCCCGTTCTCCAGGCTGGGGAAAATACGCTACGACATGGTGGGACGGCTTGGGAAATCTGAGAACCCTCTAACACGTAAGCTGGCATCTCTCCTCGCGGAGGATGCTGTGGGTCTCGTGGATGATGCTGGGAACGCTGTAGTAACGCCCCACACCGCATCTGAGACCGCGACGAGAAACTTCAGGAGATCCACCACCAAATTCTACCGTGCCGCTAATCCCGCATTTAGGGAATACGCGAAGGCACAAAAGATGGGCTGGTGGAAGCGTCAGTCTACAGGGCGTGATGAGTTCTTTGAGGCTGTTGGTCGCGCAGTGCGGTCACCCGACGTACACCCTGACCCCCATATCGCAAAGGTCGCGGGGGAACTCCGTAAGCTACATGCAGACATACTGCGTGACGCTAAAGCCGCTGGTATCCGTGGATTTGATGAGGTGGCTGAAAGTGGTACGTACATCATGCGTGTCCACAATCAGAACGCCATTCGGAGGATGCACGAACTATACGGCCAAAAAACTGTTAACCGGCTAGTAGCTACCGCGATGTCTGGTATCGGGCGAAACGCTGGTATGGATGATGATCGTGTTATGAAGATCGCATCCTCTTATGTGGAGAATATCCTGGAGCGGGGTTTCGGGCATGATGTCTCCTTCGCCAATCTGTTCGCTAAAGATCGTGAGGGGGTGTTAATTCACCTGTTGCGGAATAGCGGGACGAGTGATGATGATATCGCGTATATCGTGTCCAAGCTCCATGCTAATCCCAACAGATCCCGCATTGATCGTGCGAAGCAGAGGACCGACTTGGATGAGACAGTATCCATCCAGGCCACAAACAAAGCTACAAACGAAGTAGACACCATCCACTTCGCTGACATGTTGGAGAATAACGCAGAACGCTTGTTCAATAGTTACTCCAAACAAATGTCCGGGTACGGTGCCCTCGCTAAACTCGGAATTAGCTCAGAATCAGACTTTGTTTCTGAACTGAAGAAGATCCGTCAACGTGGTGCGGACATGGGGCTTGAAAAAGGTGTCGTGGATGCTGAAGAAGAGAAGCTTCAGGTAATCTTCCGCTCCATAGTTGGCCAGCCCATTAATACAAACTGGTCCCCGAAAGCGAGGGCTATCTCCGGTCTAATACGAGACTACAACTTCATGCGTGTCATGGGGCAAGTTGGTCTAGCACAACTCGCTGAGATCGGGAATACCGTCGCAGAGGTGGGATTACGTGCCACGTTGCAGGGGATGCCAGCACTCAGAACCCTATTCAGGGACGCACGGACGGGAAAACTCAGTAATGAGTTTCTTGATGAAATTGAGCTACTCATGGGGACCGGTACTGATCGCCTCCGAAATCAGAACTTCAATAGGTTCGATGATGTCGGGGGCACTTTGGATGACAGTAGTCATTTTGAGGGCCTACAAAGAGTTGCACATGTTGGTACACGCGCAGTAGCTGACGCTTCCCTGATGAACGGCATTAATATGGCGTTACAGAGGACAGCGGCAAGTGCGGCGTTCCATAAGTTTGCCAACGAGGCGGCTGCTGGTAGCGTGAAGATCAGTGATCGTCTGAAAGGGTTGGGTATTAAAGATCAGGATATGCTTGATCGCATCTTTCACCAGATCAACACTAAGGTAGATCAGGTCGAAGGGGGGCTAACTGGCCGGAAGATCAAGAGCCTTATGATGGATACCTGGGATGATCAGGAAGCCGCTTCGGTGTTTATCGGCGCAGTGGATCGGCAGACCAAGCGTATGATCCAAGAGAATGATATCGGGAACCTCAGTCAGTTTATGACTTCTGATTTGGGGAAAATCATCATCCAGTTCCGCACGTTTGCGGCGGTGTCGTACTCCAAGCAGTTGCTACGGAATATCGCGCTGAAGGATTCTACATCCGCACAGGTGTTCACATTCAATCTGGTCTCCGGGTCTCTAGCATACTTGGCACAGGTGGCATCAAGAGCGCCTGGGCAAGAGGATATGGATTCATATCTGGAGGAAAAGTTATCCATGGATAGGATCGCGGCGGGTTCGTTCACTAAGAGCGCGTACTCATCGATCTTACCGCCCATTCTAGACACGATAATAGATTATTCTGGGGCTGAACCAATCTTCAGCCACCGTTCATCAGGACTTTCATCTTCTGGGTTATTGCAGAACCCCACTACGGATCTCCTTGATAGGATGAGAAGAACCGTTGGTGCCAGCGCGGAACATCTAACAGGCGAATCTGAGTTCTCTAAGGCTGATCTTAGAAACGCTACTGGGATGCTGGCCCTCCAGAACGCCTACGGTATCTACAACACCCTCCAAGCATTGGTCAACGAGACTAATCTACCTGACTACTCCAACTAACTAAAGGAACCATAAATGGCACTATCTCGTGAGACGTTCACGGGCAATGGTTCGACTCAGACCTTTGCCATTAACTTTGATTACATATTAACATCCCACATCCACGTGTACGTAGATAACGTCGAAGACATTGGGATCACCTTCCCAACATCAACTACCGTTACACTTACCAGTGCCCCTGGAGTCGGAGCGGTAGTTTTAGTCAAACGTGAGACCCCTCTATCGGGCCGTCTTGTTGACTATGCTGACGGTAGTGTCCTCTCCGAAGCCACGATGGATAAGGATAGCCGTCAGAACTTCTTTCTAAGCCAGGAAGTTGATGATGACTTTTCGGACGCACTGACAAAGTCTAATGACGGTGTGTTCGATGCTGATACAACGCGCATCAAGAATGTTAGTGACCCAACTTCAGCGCAAGATGCGGCCACGAAGAACTATCTTGAGAACACTTGGCTATCCACCAGCGACAAATCGAACATATCCACCGTGGCGGGGATCTCATCTAACGTAACCACTGTTGCTGGCATAGCGTCTGACGTGACTGCCGTAGCCGGGGATGCCACGGACATAGGGGTAGTCGCGGGTGTGACAACTGAGATTGGCCGCTTGGGTACAGCCGATGCGGTAGCTGATATGGCGATCTTGGCAACCACCGACGTGGTAGCTGATATGGCGATCTTGGCAACCACAGATGTGGTAGCTGATATGAATACCCTTGGAACCGCTGACGTGGTTTCCGATATGAATACCCTGGCCGTGTCTGACGTAATCGCAGACATGAACACGCTAGCAGTGTCGCAAGTAATTACCGATATGAACACATTGGGGACCGCCGATGTGGTTTCCGATTTAAACACCTTGGGCACATCCGATGCCGTAAGCGATATGAACACGCTGGCGGCAATAGCTAGTGACATCACGAGCGTGGCTGCTGACGCAACAGACATTGGAGCCGTTGCCGGTAAGGCAACTGAAATCGGACGCCTAGGGACCGCTGATGCCGTTGCTGATCTTGCTATCCTAGCTACCGCCGATGTCGTAACTGACATGAACGTGCTGGGAACAGCGGATGTCGTAAGTGACATGAACGTGCTGGGAACAGCGGATGTCGTAAGTGACATGAACACGCTGGGAACGTCTGACAACGTCACGAACATGGCGACAGTCGCAACGAACATCGCGGGGGTCAACTCGTTTGCGGAAAGATACCGGGTTGAAGCGTCTGACCCTGCGTCTAGCCTAGATCAAGGCGATCTGGTGTTCAATACCGGGTCTTCACTTCTGAAATACTACAACGGGTCAGCATGGGTTGCCGTCAGCGCCCCTGACGTAACTCTGGCTGACGCCACGGCGCTGGCGATTGCTTTAGGCTAAAGAGGATAGATAAATGCCGAATGTTTTCAAAAACGCAAAGACCATCAGTGTCAGCAACAGTTCTGCTGATACGGTCTACACGACACCCGCCGCAACCAAGACCATCATTTTGGGTGCGATGATCTGCAACAAGAGTGCTGCGTCTCGTGATGTGACCGTGACCTGGACCGACAGCAGCGATAGCGACAACGCCACGTCCCTGCTGAACGAGGTGCCCGTACCGGGAGATTCGAGTTTGGAAGTTCTGAGCGGTCAGAAATATGTATTGGAGGCGGGTGATCTGCTCAAGTGTCTCTCGTCGGATGACTCAGCATCTCTGGATATCACCGTTGGTGTAATGGAGATCACCTGATGCCTTATGTGGGACCGGCCCCGTCGAATAGATTAGCCACCGCAGCCGACATCGAGGATGATGCTGTTACAGCGGCAAAGATTGCTGCAAATGCAGTAGACAGTTCAGAGATCACGTCTGGTTCCGTTGACATCGCACATCTGTCAGCAACAGGCACTGCCTCGTCCTCGACGTTTTTGCGTGGAGATAATTCCTTCGCGTCTGCTGGACTATCTGGCTGGTCTGAAGACGGCGGCAATAATGATCTGCTGCCAGGGTCTGCGTCTGCTGGCATCTATCTGGGCGTCTCGTCTGCCACAGCCGCTAATCTTTTAGACGATTACGAAGAAGGCACATGGACGCCGGTTCTCTGGACAGACTCCACTC